TCCTGAATGTTGCTCAGGTCCGGGTCCGGGCTGTCGAGTTGAGTGGGGACATGCTCGCCGCGCGTGGCTCGCTCGTGCGCGTCGAAAGGGACTACTTTGACGGGGGTCTTCCCGTCGAGATTCTGCGTTTCATCGGACATCGAAAAATCCTCCTAAGGTTTGGGTGAATCAGTGGTCCACAGAACGGGAGAAATTGGGTGGGCGCTGATGACGCTCAACGCCCGAAGCGTGCTGCTAATCAGGTTTATGCCAGTCGGCTCGGGATCCACTTGGCAGCTGCTACATCCCAGCAGAAGGTCACTGGGGTGGTGGCTGCGGTGGTCGTGCCCGCGGTTTGAATGTTGCCCGCCGCCGTCCAGGTCCAGATGCCCGTAGGTTTCGCGGTGAAGCATCCGCCCTTATTGGTATCGAAGCCAACGGGAATGTTGAAGCCGGTGATGGCCGCAGTCCCGCTGATATCGAAGAACGGTCCGGAAGGCGTGATCGCCGAGGCCGCCGAGGCCACGGTCGCCGTCTGGATCCAGGTTTCAGGAGACGCCAGCGGATTCGACCAGCCCGGAGCCCAAGTATTGGTCAGGCCCGAGCACAGCCATTGCGCGCCGGTGAGCACGTTCACCCATGGAGTCGAAGGCGTGCTGGTGGCGGTGCAAGCCCCGCCGTAGGGTGCGTCCTGCTGGAAGAACCCGTTCGGAACCGGATTGCCGCCTAGCGAGAGCGTGACCGCGTAGTTCGGCCCGTAGAGCACCATCGCACCGGAAACGTGCGGCGAGGCTTGCGTGCCGAGATAGCCGCGGATCACGTTTAAGTTGCAGCCGCTTCCGCTCACGGTGAATACGCCCATGGCTTCGCGGTCCACGTAGATGATTGACGACGGGGTGCCGGGAAGCAGGGGAGCTGCGATGCCGGTGCACGCGGCGAGCGTGACCGAGCCTGAAATCGATGGCGAGTTTCCGTTGTACATCGAAGGCCCGGAAACCGCCGCCGAAAGCGTGGTTTGAGTTAAAGCGGTCTGGCCCACAGCTAGCGAAGCCAAACCCGCCAGAAGAACGAGAATTGATGCAATTTTGCTCGTGAATCTCATGGTCGGTTTTTCTCTTTTCTCTTGGAATTTGTGAAGGGGGAGCAGCCGGTGGCCGTTCCCCTTTTGGTTTGGTTGACTAGCTGGCGACGCGCACCGCGGCCTGCGGATACATGGTGATCCACCCGCCGAGTACGTCAAGCCGCATCAGCAGGCGATCGCTGTTGATGTCGGGCGCAGCCCACATGCGGATCGCGAGGCCGAGCTCCTTGTCCGCTGCCATCTCCATGATGTGCTGGTTCTCGTACATCTCGAGATCAGCGCATCCGAAGGTGAAGGCCTCGGGATGGAACGCGACGCCGCGATAGCTCTGTACCGCGCTCGCGCCCTGCACCGTGATGGCTGCCGAGTTCGCGGGCGAGATATCGACCGTCTGGTAAGGACCAGCCAGGGTGATGCCATCGCCATCGACGCAGGCGATTGGAATCGTAGCCACGCCGGAGCCGTTGGAGTTGACGTTGGCGGTCACCACAAACGGCCGCAGATCGCCGGTCGATTGGCGGGTCAGCGGGTTGATGCGGTGGACGCCGGCGAAGAAGACGATATCGCCTTGCACCAGCAGGTTGGTGATCGTGTTCGACCAGCCGCCGGTGAGAATGCTCGATCCGGTCTGGCCGGCTCCGGTGACCGTGCCCGATCCGCCCTGGGTTCCAGTGGTGAAAGTCGGAGCGTTCTGGGTCATGAACCAGTCAAAGCCCAGGCCCTTTGCGACCAGTCCTTTGAAGTAGTCCGCTTCCCCGCCCTCGCCCTTTGCCATGTTGCGCAGGAAGGCGAATTGCGTACCGGTTGCACTTGCGACCAGGCCCTGCAGCGCCGGGAAGATCGCGCGTTGCATGCGTGGCGAGATGTGCACCGAGAGGCCTTCGTCCTCATCGATGGGGAAGCCTTCGTCAGCGAGCACCTGCAGCGCGTTCAAATAGGTGTCCGCCGTGTTCGGCACCGTGCCCGGGGTTCCGACTTCCGCCGGCACGTTTACAAATTGCTGCATGCCGTCGTAGTCGATGTCGTTCGCAAGCTGCACGATCTTCGGCTTGGTCACGCGGTTGGTGAAGTCGTCGAGTGAAAGCGCGAGATCGCTCGAGGTGAAGGCGCAGGCCTGCTGATACTGCTTATTGAGCACCAGGGGAACCGAGCGCTCGATGTAGTCCTGCAGCTGAATGCCCTGCCCTGCGGTCGAAACCGATCGCGCGGGTTTGCGGATGTTGAGGATGTAGCCGATTTTCGCGCCGGCCTTTCCGAACTTGTCGTCATAGCGACGCACGACCTTCTTGGTGAAGGAGATTGAGTTCTCGAGAACCATCAGGTTCTTGAAGCTGATCTCCTGGTTGGTAAGGATCATGTTCGACAAAGTGTTCTCCTAGGGTTTACGCGCCCCTGCGCTGCGCCGCTTTGAACGCTCTGTAGTCGCGTGCTTGTGCGGCCCCGCGCGAGGTGCTCGTAGAAGCTGTGGCCGAGGTTGAAACCGGGCGGACGGGCTCCGGAATGCTGGTCCTCGGCTTGAGTTTTGGCTTTTCTCCCGCGCCCTCGGCGGCCTTGCGGGCCGCTTTCGGATTGAGCTTTTCAGCCAGGCGGCCGATCTCGGCCGCAGCGCGGTAAGGCGTCAGCTCCGCCAGTTCGGCGAGAAACTCGGGATGCTGCCCCAGGTAATAGGTCACTGCGGGCCCTTCTTTTCCGAGATCGACGACGGCGTAGTAAACGGCTTCGGGAAGTGCGATAGATTGGTTGACCACTTCATCCCAGTCGTCATGTTCGTCTTTGAACGTTTCGACTGCGGTCTTGTAGTCGGTGAAATTCTGTTCGAGCCGGGCGTTCAGGCTCGTCTTTGCGGCTTCGGCTTCTTCTTTTGCGCGGCGCAGCTTGTAGCGGTAATCGAACTGGGCGTCTTCGAAACTCTCGTCGCTATCAAAGTCCTCGCGCTTCGGGGCTTTCGGGGCCTCGACCTTCGCCGCGTTCGGCTTCTTGCCTTCGAGCGCGGCCAGCTTTTCTTCGGCCTTGCGCAGCCGCTCGTTCAATTCTTTCGTGGCTTTTTCGACGGCGCGCTGCTTGCGGGTTTTCTTCGGCAGGGCCTCGAGCCGCTTGCGCTCTTCTTCAGCCTCTTTCTCTTCTTCGGCCTGCTCCTGCTCTTCGAGTTTTTCCGCGTGGGCTTCTTCCGCGGCTTCGAATTCGGCGTCGGTTTTGAAGTCCTCGCGCTTCGGGGCTTCGATCGCCTCAGCGGCTTGGGCTTCAGCTTCGGGCTTCTCGGCTTCGAAGCCGTTCGCCACTAAAACTTTTTCAATGTCTTCTTTGGTGGCTCCCTGAGAGCCGCTCGACAAAATAATCCCTGATGGCATCGCTTCTTCTCCTGTTGTGAGGTGTGCGGTATTCGGGGTTGGGGTTGAGGTGTGACTTCTAAATCACACGTGGTGGCGAGTTTCAGTTGAAGCTGACAGTCACATCCGTCGCGGCCGCGGTGACCACACAAAGTCCGTTCACGGTCGCAAGGTCATAGATCAGCGTCACCGGATTTGTGGCGCCGATGGTCTCAATGGTCGCGAACTTTCCTGAGGCCGGCGTGCCCGTGCAGCCCGCGGCGGCGATGTCGTAGAGCGTGACCACGCCCGCGGTGCCGCCGTTGATCGTGACTGTATGCAGATAGCCGGACGTCGGCTTCACGGTCGTGGTGGTCGCGGTCGCGATGTACTTGTACACGCCGTTTGCGGCCGGCGGCATCTGCGCGTGCGCGATCGATCGTGGGAACAGGGCGAGCGCTGCAATCAGCGCAGTGAGTAGAACGACGGTGCGTTTCATGATGTGAGTTCCTTATTGCGAAATGGGTTGCGGCCGCGGCGTGGGCGCCGCCGGAGTGATCGGTTGCACGTGCGGCTCGACTGAATTCGGCAGCTCCGGCGTGTCGATCGCGGCGCCGGCTTCCTGCTCGATCGACATCGAGGCATGCAGCGCATCCATGCGCGATTGAATCAGCGCCAGCTGGGCTTCGAGCGAGGCCTGGGCCGCGGCATCGTGCGACTTCAGCTGCTGGAGCACCAGCTGCGTCTGATCGTTCATCGCGGCGATGCGTTCGCGCGATTCAAGCTCCAGGCGCTTGGTGCGGATCGTGTCCGAGGCTCGGTTAAGCTCTTGGACTAGCTGGTTGTGCTGATCGCTGAGCGCCTGGAGCTGGGCCTGCGCCTGCGCCAGTTTCGACGCGGCATCGTCGGCGTCTTCGTCGTGGAATTGCGGCGGCAGCGCCTTTTTGAAGCGCGCGGCGAGTACATCGGCGTCGGGAAAGTCGGCGTTTTTCGCCCAGATATCGCCAACCATGGGGAGCATCACCTGCGGTTCGGTTGCGATCACCTGGGTTAACGCCGCGAAGGCTTCTTTGCGCGCGGCTTTATACATCGGCCCGGTTGAGAGCGTGAGGTCGTAGGTGCCGGCGGCGACGTCATAAGCTTTCTTGAGACCCTGCTGCTCGTTCAGCATCCTCCGCGCTTCTTCGGGATCGGAGTTCTGCCCGTTGAAGACCACGGCATGCTTGACCGAGTCGTCGGGATTGATGATTCGCTGCACTCGTGCCGCGGGAATCAGTTTCGGCCACAGATCGAGCAGGATCTTCCCTTGCCAGGCGATGGCGCGGTTCAAATTGTCGTGCCAGGCCACGGCGCCGGTGTCTGACTGCTGCTGGCGGCTCATGATGGCGAAGCCCGACTCCTGCGCATTGCCGCCTTCTTCGCCGAGCGAAGGGCCGTAGATCCCGATCACCGCCTTCATGTCGTAGTCGGCCTGCTGGATGATCTCTTTCATGGCCTGAATGGGAGCTTCGCGGCCGGCGCGCATCGGTTGCGGCAGCTGGCGGCCTTCGGCGTCGTAGGCTTTG